TCGTCATCAGCAACAGAACTGCTATCTATTTTTACTGCGTTAGTATCACTAATACCAAATGTTAAACTAGCTTGTCCTCCAATGTCTGATAGAACTTCTGAAGCAGAACGACCCTCTACACTTGTTCCTGATATTCTTAAAAAGTCATCATCAGCTACGCCAGTAGTAAACTGTGGTACATTAGTGTTACTTATACCAAATGTAAGTGATGCTTGTTTGCCATCAAGCTGTGTTTGTATATCACTTGATACGCCATCAAGTCTTTGAAACTCTGCATTAGATACTGAGCCATCTCCTAGTTTTGCAGCATCAATACCTGTAGGTAAGTTACCAGCAGATACACTTACTACTAAATCAATAGTACCGTCAGCGTCTTCATAAGTTGCACTAATATCTGTTTCAGTATTGCTACTAAACATAGCACCAACAATATCTTGTACTGCTTCTGTAGTTACACCTGCATAGGATTTTAAATTAACTGCTGTTATTTTTTTAGTTTGACCTGCATCAGTGTCTACGACTGCAAATACATCATCATCTGCTGGTGTCGATAACGCAGTCAATTCACTAATTTTACTATCTGCCATGTTTTTTCCTTAATGATTGTTTAGCTTTTTTTGCAATACTAACTACTTGGTTTTTACCCATAACTTTTGCTCTTTGCTCCATTACGGTTAGTATTTGTATTTTTCTTGCAAATGGTTTTTTAATATTTCTAACTTTTCTTACTGTTGCTCTAGCGTCTGCTGGTGTAGCAAACTTTATACGAACAGTGTCTTTAGGGTTTTCGTCTGTGTATAATCTTCTACCTGACCCTTTAGGTTTTTTACCTTTTCCTACTTTTGGATCTTTTGCCATTACGTATTATACTTTTTAAACTTTTTGCTTGTCCTGCGTGTAATTTAGAGGCTTTTTTAAGACCTTTTATTACCTTTTGGATTTTTCTTTTGCTTTGTTTTTTTACCATTGGTTGTCCTTGTTTTAGATTGTTTTTCTTTTTGTTTTAATAAATTTACAAGCTCTTCAAACATCACTTGCCTTGACCTTTGTATTTTTTAAAATTTCTTCTTTTACTTTTATTCTTTGGTCTCGACCTAACACTTTGTCCAATAGATGTTCTTTTCTTTGGTCCTGCTTCATGTGCTATAAAACTTTTTGCTTTACGTGCCATTAGTTAGGAATAGGTCTACCACTAAATACAGTGCCAACAGCTTGTTCTATTTTTATATTATCTCCTGCTTGTATGAGCAAGTATGTACCGTCTTCTAATTTTAAGTTGTCGTTTGGTGTATCGGTACGTCTATCTCTGTAACGATCTTGTCCTCTATGTGAAAACCTAGTTGCAATTGTCATTGTGTTAGTTCAGATACTCTTGCAGTTCCATCTGTTGAACCCACTCTTAACAAAGCTACTTTTGTAGCAGGTGCAACTCTAAAATATTCTGGTGTAAATGCAGGCACAATTATACTTGATGAGGTTGCAGTCGGTGAAGTAGAATTCATCTCTACATAAGCATCAACGGTTGTTACAATTCTTATCTCTCTAGTTTGTGCATCAATAGCGTTAGATGTTGCAGCAGATGAGCTACCAACAGCTACGGTTTGTGTAGTTCCTATTTTAAATGTAGTAGGTGCTTTATAATCAGTCATGCTTACTCCGATAATTCTGAAATAAATAGTGAACCATTACCAGAGTTTCTTATCACAGATATAATATTACCTGGTGCTACTTTAAATATTTCATAATCTTTAGCTTGCAATGGTGTTGACGATGCTGTTGCAGTCACAGCAGGATTGCTGATAGTAATATGACAATCCGTAGTGGCATACAATCTTACATACCTTACTTGTCCTGATATTGCAGAACTGTTTGCAGCACTAGCTGTGTAGTCTACCTTCTGTACGGTTCCTGTTAATTTATAATACATAATGTTCCTTAGAATGATTCTAAAGAGGGAGCCGAAGCTCCCTCACTTAGATTATTGGTTTACGTCTAAAAGAATGCCGTGTGCGGCTTCGTTTCTGACTTCAAGTGTGTACTCAGCTAAAAGTTGTTTCTTTTCAGAATCACCAGTTTTTGCTAGATCCTGAACTTGGAAATCTCTTAGGTAAGCAGTTGCCATCATATCTCTTTGGATAAGGAAAGCATTACTCTCACTTGTTACTGCCATAATTCTGTTTGGTACTACTTGTAGATCACCAAAGTCTGATGAGTAAACATCAATAGCTGCATACTCGACTTTAGAATCTGCTTGACCAAACCTTGTTGTGTTGGCGTTAAACCCAGATACGGTTTGTTTAATACTCGGTGGTACAACAAGCATATCCATTTCTCCACCTGACTCATAAACCTCTTTGATAACAGTCTTTAAGATTGTCTCAGTTAGGTCTCTGTCAGTACCAGAGTTGGGTAAGTCTGTTCCAGAACCAGTAGACAAAGCTCCACCAGATCCTGCATCACCATTAGTTTGAATCCATGTTGGGATTGAACCTAATTTTCTAGCGTTTGATGCGTCACCGACTGCTTGAACTTGACCTTTAATAAGGACAAATTCCATGTCTTTCTTTAGTTCTTTTGATTTTTTTGCGACCTGGTATGCCATTTCGTCAGCTCTACCAGCAGCATCAACAGCACCTTGTGTACCTGACACAGCGATTACTTTGTCAGATATTTGAGTGAAGTTAAATGCTCTCGTTGTTGCACTCATAGCATCAATAGTTGCATCGTCACCTTCGATAACTGAGTTAGCAGTAGGTGTTGCGAGTGCATCTAATTGCCATTCGTGCTTTGTTGATTTTGCGGTTGTACGAGGTATCGCAGATAGAATAGGAGTATCTTCTGGACTAATGTTATAGATTACATCTACCAAGTCCTCTCGAATACCTACAGTATCATACGTGTCGTACAAGTTAGTTGGTTGTGCCATTTGGCTCCTCCTTTTAAGTTATACGAGACTTCGGAAGATTTTGGCTGCATCAGCAACTTTTCCAGTCTTCTTCAGTCTTGAGAGTTGTTGACGTTTCGCCTCTGCTGCTTGTTGACCTTTAGATTTTGATACACCGCCTTTAACTACTTTAGGAGCATTGACCGCTTTCTTTTTGATCTGTGGTTTAGCTTTTTGAAGATTACGATAAGCCATCGCATCTCTAACTAACAACACATATCTGTGGTCATAAACACTATCAATTTCCTGTGCATTAAAACCTTGAGAAGATAGATAATCTCTCATCTGTTTTTTAAATTGAGAACCCTTTTCAGGATGATTCAATTCAGGAAGTTTAATACTTAATTGTTTTTGTTGCTCTTCAAGGTACTTATTAAACTCTTCCATTTGTAATTGTTGAGTTTGTTGTTGCACTTGTTGTAACTGTTCATTTTTCTTTCGCATTTTATGCTCAAGTCTTGCAGCTTCAACAGGGTCTTCGTCATATAGTTTTTCAAAGTCCACTTGTGCGTACTCTTGTTGTAGTTGAGCTTGTGCAGCTTGATTTAATTGGTCAAGTTTAGCAATTTTAGTCTCAACGTCTTTTTTTGATCTTTCGACAAAATCACTTGTCTGTTGTTTTTCAGCAGCAAGTTCTTGTGTCTTTCTTGTGTAATCTGCGTTCCGTTGATACCCTTGAATTAACTCATCTTGGGTCACCTCGTAATTCGTACCATCAATGGTTACGGTGTAAATAGGCTCCTCAGAGTTTTCTTGTATATCTTCCGACTCAGATAGTTCGTTCTGCTCCCCTTGATCTTCAACATTATCTTCTTTGTTTTGATCCATGTAAGGAACATCACTTGGATTTACAGTTTGTTCACTAGAAGTTTCTACTTCTGTTTCTTCTGTTTGTTCTTGTGTAGATTGAGCTACTGCCTCCTCTACAGGTGTAACCTCTTCAGATGGCTCTCCAGTCATAAGACCTTTGATTATATTTCCTGCTTCGATTACGTTTGTTGGTTGGCGATCTGCCATACCGACCTCCTTTGTTAAATGTTACACTCCCTTTTGGGTTGGTGTATTCGATTTAAGTCGAATTCTTTTTAAGCTGATTGATTTGTGTGGCTGCAAGTTTACCTGTTTCCATTACAGTTCTTAGGTGGTTTTCAACCCTATCTGTAAGATGGTATGCTTGCCATAAAGCTCTACGAGCTTCATCTTCATTGTGTTTAGTATTTAATATGGCATCTTGGAATTCTCTTTTTAGAGTTCCAAATGCCTCCTTAATTAAAGGTTCATCTAAAAGAAGTTTTGCTTTTTCTCCTCTTGATACCTCACTCGCTAGTTTGTTGTGATCCATTATTTACATTTTGAATGATTTGTTGCGTTTGGTCAAGTTGACGATCCACTACTTTTTGTGCTTGCTCTCGTAACTTACCTTGCTGAACTAAATCTTCTTTTGCAAGAACAGCGTCTCTTCTTATCTCAGCTTCGTTAATTTTTGTACCGTATTGTAGTTCAAGCTCTTTAATTCTAGTCTCAAACTTCAATATCATTTCTTGGTAACTCTTTTCGAGTTCCTTGATTCTTAATTCACTATCTAATTGTTTTCTGTAGTTCTCACCCTGTACTTGTAGTTGTGATACTTTTTCAAACTCTGTTGGTTTAGGTGGTTGTGGTGGTGGCATTTGTTGCATACCCACATCTGGATCTGTAAAGAACAACCCAGTGTTTTTCAAGCCAGCATTTTCTACAATTTTTGATAGTGTGTTGTAAATATTTCTTAAATTTACCATTGGACCAGCAGGTGTGCCTTGTAGCTCCAACGCTTTAAGTTGTGTTTGTAAAATATTATTTAGTATTGCAAGTTGTTGATCTCTTGATCCTGTTCCTAAACCTACGTTAATACTTACGTTACATCTGTTACGCCACTCCATAGGTCTGAATGGTACAAACTTGTTTCTTATTTTTATAATTCTTTCTTTGTCTTGGTGTTTAACAACCAACTCAAATATTTTATGGAATAAATCTTTAACACCAGTTTCTGCAAATATTCTTGCAATCAACTCTACTCTCATTTGTGCTTGTGTTAAAATAACATTAACACCTGTTGCTGTTTTGTTTAGTGAGTCAGCATCCATACCCTGAGAATATCTTGTAATACCTGTGCGTTGTTCTCTTACAGTGTCTAGGTATTCAAGTAATGGAAATGCTTGTTGGTTAATGGTCTGTGTTTGCATAGGCATCATAACCTGACCAGGTGAACCTTTAGTTCTTACAACACCACCAGGTCTGTTAGTTAATAAATCATCAAGGTTTACTTGACCATCCATTACTGCAACTCTGTTGTTGTTTGTTAGATACATATTGTCTAACAA